AAAACAGCGCTTGATGCTGCCAATACCGAAACCGATGTTGTGACCGCCAGCTTGAAAGCTGCAGCAGTTCTTGCCGGTGTTACAGTTGCCGAAAACGCAACTCCGGAAGCGATCAACACTGCACTTGTAGCACAGATCAACGTGCTGAACAAAAAACCGGGAGCCGGCCACACTGGTAACGCTTCCAATGACGAAGACCCTTCTCCACACTCATACGTGGATTATAACAATTCAATCTACTCCCAAATTAATAAATAATGGCAAACGAAACTATCTTAATAGATGACGTTGTAAAGGAATTGAACACCTTCCTTTCACACAATCCTACTTTGGTTTCAGCAACTTTAAACAGAGCTGAGATCACTTTAGATAAGCACACAAAACCTCTTACCAAGGTAAAAGGTCAATATCCACAAGCACACACCTTAATTGGTGATCTTGTTCAAGGTTATGCGCCAGTATGGACAGAACTTGGAGTATTGGAAATTGAGCACAAAATTTTGAAAGATTACCACCAAAAGGTAAACTTTCCATTGATCCCTTCAGAGATCCTGAGCTCATACTTCGCCGAGCTTTATGCCGAGGAGAAAGATGCGAAGGATATGCCTATTTCCAAATACATCATGGACAACGAGTTGTTGCCTAAAGTATTGGATAACATGAACACGCTTTCCATTAACGGTGTATTTGATCCTGCAAGAAAAACCGAATTCGGTTTCTCCATGAACGGAGTCCTGGCGCTTCTTGATGAAATGACGGACAAAATTGATGTTCCTAAGCACCCGGCTTTTCAGATCCCCCTTGATGCGTTGACCGATGTCAACATGGTTGACCAGGTGACGGCTTTTGAACGTAAGTTCCCTTCAAAAATGAAGAGTAAGATCAAGAAGATCTTCATGAGCGAAAACAACGCCGAGCGTTACGTTTTGGATTACGAAGAGAAATTTGGTCAGAACAAATTCCAGAACGACACTCTTAAAACCCGATTGGGAAAAAGGGAAATTGTAATTCTTGAAGGAATGGAGGATGACAGGATTTTCGCAACTACCGAAGGAAACTTCAAAAGGTTGATCGATGTTTTTGACGCTCCAAAAATTACCGATATCCAGAAGCAAGATTACAAGATCAAGATCTTCTTGGAATTTTGGAAAGGATATGACTTCCTTATCAACGAGATGGTGTTTGTATCCAACTACACCGATACCCTTTACGGATTGGGATCTACAGTTTTGAACCAGAAATATTTTGGATTTGACGGTGTCACTCCAATATAAACAGTAAAATATGACCAAAAAAGAACTTAAGCAAAAGTGTGCAGACCTGGGTATTGATACCCAAGGTCTGGACACCAATGCAGAATTAGAAGCAGCCATTCTGGCGAAAGAAACCGAACTGGCTCAAATAGATGTTACTGCGGAAACTGGAACAGAGAACGCTGAAAATGGAACGGTTTCGGAAGAAACTGCTACAGAAAACGCTGAAACTGAAACAACTTCAGAAGAAACTGGAACAGAAAACACTGAAACCGGAACGGATTCGAAAGAAACTGAAGCAGCTTCAGAAGAAACTGGAACAGAAAACACTGAAACCGGAACGGATTCGAAAGAAACTGAAGCAGCTTCAGAAGAAACTGTTACAGGAAAATCCCCGGAAGCTAAGAAAGCTGAAGAGAAAGAAGTGCCTGTTTACAAAGACAGCCGTGGAAGAAAGTGGTCCTTTAAAGCGAAAGCCCCCGGGACATTAAATATTGGTGGCCATCCCATGACCCAGGAAGAGATCCTCAACTCTGAGGAAGTTATCACTGAATTGGTCTATGGAAATAGTTCGTACCTAACCCAAATAGATTAAGATATGGCAGCTTGCGAAGACGTTATCCCATTAGAAAATATTGACTACTGCCCAACAGAAGAGATTGTTGCGGGAGTAAGTGAAACAGGCGTTTTTGGCGCTTCTGTTTACGACTTTGCAACCATTGCAAAGCCACTGAATTTAAAGACCGGTACAAGCCTTGAATCTATTGCCACTATTGCGGAAGCTCACACCTTCAAGGCAGAACGCGGATTCCACAGGATCTATATTGATCCTGACACGGGGTTGGTTGATACTGCCCAGGTTGGGGAAAAAGCAAACCTGAACTTCAATAATAGCTTTACCGGCGGACTGCAAGGTACCGGGGCTAAGAACGCCGGGTATGTACGCAAGTACAAGAGCACTCCGATGATCTTTATCATAAAAGAAAAAGATGGTCACATCAAGCAAATAGGTAGCGAGTTGGCTCCTGCTTATATGACCGAAGTAACCGCTTCTTCAGGCCAAAAAGCCGGAGATGTGAAGCGAACTACCGTTAAATTTATGGACACGCTTGGTTATCCCGCCCCGGAATACGCAGGGGTAATCACTGAATTTCCTGCTGTTGTTATTCCATAATGAGCAACATATTTAAGATAGTACCCGGCAGATATCACATTCCAAACATTGGATTTGTAGATAGCAACAGCGATGTGAGCGATGAAACAGCACTTTCAATTTACAAGCTGCCACGCCGGGTCTTTCCTTTTATCTCATTAGGCCCGGATGCATTCGCATATTTGAAAAAGCAAAAGCTACCCGTGAAGGAAATAGCTTCCCTGGTAAAAAATGCCAGGACTGCAGAAGAGATTGAGATCCTAACCGGCCTATCCAGGTCTAAAACAATTAAGCGAATTATCGAGACTAAATTGAAGGCCCTGGAAAATGAGAAATAAAAATTTTATGAAAGCGAAAACGCTGGTTTTAATTTTGGGCATCGGACTGATGTGCTTAACGGGATTCGGAAACACTACTGCCGACCTGACCGAAAATTCGACAACTGATTTGATCCAAATGGACTATTCAGCAAATGTAGTATCTGTTTCCGTTATGGAAATTAATTTCGATTCATACCAAATCGGAACAGCTTTTAGCCTTGCTGAAAATAAGGCCGCTTTACCGGAAACGGAATTAGCGAACAGGATTAGTTCCGAAACCAACCTTACCATAAATCTGACAGATGATGTAGGTTGGCAATTCAAGACTAATTATGAAAAGGAAAACCCCACGTTAAAAAATACCAAATTCCATTTTTCCTACCACGCTCCTCGTGACGGAATAATGTATGACTCTTTCCATTTTTCATAGTTGTTTTTTTAATTAGTTGAAAAACCGCTCCCCCCACGGAGCGGTTTTTTTATTGCCTACACTGAGCAATCTAAGTGTCCTTTATTTTGAAGCCTGGCTTTTGCAGATTAGCATTATGAAAGAAGTCACAGATTGGTTTAAAAAAAAAGAGTATGCTGCCGGCGTTCAGTTGTACGCTTCTTTGCCCGGGTCTAACCACAGACTTCTCGCTGCCCTAAAGCGAGGAGGAAAGAACGACAGGAACATTGCGTTGCTCTGTAAAGAATTGCGGCCATATTATTCTGAAGAGCTTCCCGTCCAGGTGAAGGTGAAAATCGAAACCAAGCCGGTTCCCATTACCAAGCCTGTTGAAGTCCAGACGGAACAAGAAAGAAAACAAATCGCTGAAGTCGGTGCCAACAATTTCCTTCATAAGATCCGGTACAACGATCTGCCTCCGGAACTGCGGTTAAGGTACCGCAAGATCAAGGACCTATTTTATGATATGTGTGATCTGAAATTCCTGCTGAACGATCTCCCTGCGAAAGCGCAGGCGGAAGCGCTAAAACTGCAGCTGGCAATTGAAGATCTGGATGATGAGAAACAATTGATCTGGAAGGAGCTGGATCACTGGCAGGATCACAAAAGCCTTCTTCCCACAAAACAAGACACCGACTTTTCAAAACTGAGCTTCAAAGATCTCTTCCTGATGAAAGCGAAGTTAGCAGACAGCATCTACAAGATCTCAAAACGAATTGAAATCTGGAAAGGGAACCTGGAGAAAGAAAAAGACAAAAGGGAGAAAAGGAAGATCGAGCAACAAATAAATCGCAGTACTAAGTTGCTGCACCAACATCAAATAAATTTAAAGGAAATAGAGAAGCTTTTATAAAAAAAGCCCCCCAGCTTACTACGAAGTATCTCACTAAGTCATAATAATTAAACCCAATCGGGACTGGGAGGCCAGAGCCTTCCCCTCGATTGGGTCAAATTTAATTATTAATAAACTTAGTGAGAATGACAAATTTAAACAATTTAACTGAATCTACGCTACTCGCACCGCTTGAGTGGCACAATGAAAAACGAAAAGTTAAGGACCTGGTACCTTATGAATACAATCCCAGGATCCTAACTGAAGAAAAGAAAAAGCTCCTCATCAAGAGCATCGACAAATTTAACCTCGCCGAGATCCCGGCCATCAACACCGACAACAAGATCATTGCTGGCCATCAAAGAATAAAGATACTGATGGAGCTGCGCCGTGGAGATGAGCTGATAGATGTCCGCCTTCCGAACCGGAAGCTTACAGAAGAGGAATTCAAACAATACAACATCACTTCCAACGTGTCAGTTGGTTATTGGGATGTTGATGTTCTGGAGGAATTCTTTACCGATATTGATTTGGGAGGCCTCGGTTTAAATGTAGCCGACCTGGATCTTCCAGATGACTTTATTCCGGAGGAATTCAAAAACGAAGAGGAAGGAGACTTTGATCCGGAACCGCCAAAGGAAGCGATCACCCAACCGGGAGATATCTATGAGCTTCGAAGCCTAAAGAAAGAGCTCACGCATCGTGTAATTTGTGGAGACAGCACAACTCCGGAGGTGTTTAAATTGCTTCTTAGGGGCGAGGAGATTCGTTTAACGGTCACAGACCCTCCCTACAATGTAGATTATACTGGCGGCGCCACTCAAAAACGTGACAAAATTGCCAACGACAAGATGGAAAAGAATGCGTTTTATGATTTCCTGCACGCTTTTTATGCTCAGGCTTTCCATTTTTCAGAACCGGGTGCACCAATTTATGTGTTCCATGCAGACACCGAAGGAGTAAATTTCAGGAGCGCCCTGGTTGATGCCGGCTTTAAATTTTCCCAGTGCCTTATCTGGAAAAAGAATTCTATTGTAATGGGTCGCAATGATTATCATTGGATGCATGAGCCTTGCCTTTATGGATGGAAACCAGGCGCAGCTCATCCCTGGCACAGTGATAGAAAGCAACGTACCATTTTAGAATTTGACAGGCCATCCCGCAGCGAGGACCATCCAACAATGAAGCCGGTTGAGATGCTGAGTTATTTAATTCTGAATAGTTCAAAACAACGGGAAATTGTCTTTGATGGATTTCTGGGAAGCGGCAGCACACTGATGGCCTGCGAAAAGAACTGGCGAGTTTGCCGAGGAATTGAACTGGAGGCGGGATATTGTGATGTTGATGTGAAACGCTGGGTAAAATATATGCAGGAAAATAACCTGGACCACGAGGTTGTTAGGAACGGCGACAAATTAACCCCGGAAGAAATAGAAGAATACCTGGTTTAATTACATCTTATAAAGCCTTAAACCCTTGCTGTAACAAGGGTTTAGTGTTATATTAGAGGAGTTCTAACGCTTAAATAAAACAACATGAAATTTTACAAAGTACCTAGTTTTTTAACCACAGACCCGAAAAACAAACAAGGGGAGATCGGAATTTTTTTAAATCGGAAAGAGGATGTAATTGAACTGGAATTCTCAGATGGGATAAAAGGATTTTACATGGAAGATTGCCTGGAGGAAATGGGATCCTAAATCAAATAAAATTTTACTTTGAACAGCTGCCTTAATAGGTGGCTGTTTTCTTTTGCATCAAATACAGAAACTCATCTTCCACAGGCTGCTCTTCCTCATCTTCATTAAATTCTGGTGGCATTGAAAACAAAAAACTTTTGAATCCCAATTCCTGCAGCGCATCATAAACGTCGCTCTCATCAACCCATCGCTTTGGCAGCACCTGAATTATATCACGGTAGATATCGGTTAAAGTTTTTTTAACGGTAGAGTTGTCGGCGGTTACTACAGACATTACTGGAGCGTAATTGGTTTGAAGTATTGCCCGGATCTCTTCGGAGTAGTCAGTTTTAGTCATAGCATAAGGTTTTGACCTGCGGGTGCCTAATACTCACATACGCGAATACCACGGGAGTTACCCGTGACCCGCAGGCTAAAACCTTGCAACGTATGTGAAATATTAGGCAGCGTAAATGTACAATTTTATCCATTCTCATTTATTTTTTTTAAACTTCTGATTTTCAGTATTTTAATTTTCAAAAGACAAATTTTTTTCTCAAAAGCTTACCCGTGGTAAGACGCCGTAACCTATAACGGTATGACTTCGGACGCCGAAAAAATCAGGCAAATATGAATCGGTACCCCCTGGGGCCTCCTGTTAAAATGTTGTGATTGGCATGTCTTCTTCTTTCGGGCGTGATCCCTGGAATGCTTCCCAAAAGAGTGCATAGAAAGGATAGTCAAAGGTGTCGCTCAGGTGGGTTGCCTTCTCCTGATCCACTCCCTTCCTTCGCTCTGGTCGCTTATCCTTCTGCAATCCCTTCTCGGTATCGATGGCTTCAGCATGTTCCATCGAGATAATAAGGTTCGGACAGTTCACGCTATTGATCCGGATCTTCGGTAGGTTCTTCCTTCCATCATCCTTCAGGGCAACGTTGATCAGGTTGAACTTATCCGAGTAATCAGGGTTGGTACCGGTGGTCATGTTGTAGACCGTCCACCCCGCAGCCTCCATTAGATCCTGTGCCTGTTCAGCAAAGGTTAGCTTAGAGTTGGCCGTGTGGTTGTTTCCGGTCCTGTCATAATAGAAATGCACGTCCTTACATTTATGGTCCCGGTAGTAAGGAATGAACTCCTCGAGGAATAAGTGATCGAGGATCTTCGGTGACTTCACAAAGAACTCCTTTAATACGAACCAGGTATCGTCCTGCAGTTGGTGTACTGTCATCGCATTGATCGATGCGCCCCAGTCAACTGATATGATCAGCGGCTCAGTCTTGATCAGGTCATTATCCTTCCTGCAGTTGAACGACCTTCCGTTCACATCGCTGAGTTCAGGAGCTGTTAATCCTTCCAGGTAATTGTTGTCAAAGTTGGTATAGTAATGATCCTCGGTCAACTGCGGATAAAAGCCATCCGATATTTCCTTAGGTCTTATGTTCAACATCTCGGCGTTGTAGGTGATCGGACTGGTATAAGAGTCCTTCATATATTCGAAATAATCCGGCCTCACGTTGTCCAGGTTCCAGTGAGCTGTTGCCGAATGGAAGAAGATCTTATCAGGCTTCTGCTTGGCCAGCTCCTCACCCTTTAAGAACCAGGCACCTTTCTTTGTTAGCGGGGTGGAGCTCACATAAGTCTCAGAATACAGGTAAGGATTCTTCCCATAGATAGCCGACTTTGCCTCTGCCCTGTTCGTGTTCTTCACGTTGATTGCCAGCTTCTGATCATCTAGCAGCGCAGCTTCATCTGCAAGGATCCCTGAGGCGTTGATACCCCGCCCTCCATTCGAGCTGTTCGGGTTATCCAACCCAACTAATTGAAAGACGGTACCATTGGAAAAGTGAATGATGTTGTTCCAGTTGTTCGGCTTCTCATAGGGCATTTTATAACCCATCCTCTTCCCTTGGGAAGATCCCACCACATAATCGATATCCTCATAGATACCGAAGAACTCCAGGGCCTTCTTAGTAGATTTCAGGGTGTTTGAAAGTACCTGTGCATAGGTATTTCCAACCAGGATAAAAGTGGCTCTTGGCATCCACTTTGCCATCATCAACATAAAATAAGCTAGAATTGTACTTTTTCCCGTACCGCGACCCCATTCCAGATATTTAACCTTTTGGGTTGCCATAATAGCAACCATCTGAGCAAAATTGAGGGTGATCTTAGAATTACTGCCCGTCTTCATATTCCTGCGGCTTTTTCAGTTCTTCAAAATCTATCTCAATGGTATCGCTCACGTTCATATTTACCACCCCGCCCTGTCCAAGGATCTGCTTAACCAGGCGCACTTGTTTTTGGGACATGATGATATCATAGTTTTGAGACTTGATTTTATCCAGATCAATGGGAGAATCGTCTTTATCCAGTCCCAGCAGCTTATCAATGGCCTGGTCAAATTTGAAAACCATTTCAAGGTTCTTTTCCTTGAGCGCTATCTGCAGGTATTTGTGCTTCCTTTCGATCTGGATATATCTCCAGGCTTCCCTGTCCAGCTTTTTAAATGATCCGAATAACATTTCGGTACGCTGCACATCCCGGTAAGCAGTTGCTTTGCTCACTCCAAATAAAGACACCAGCCGCTTCACGGTATCCTCCTGACTTCGGAATTCCAACATACTCATGAAGGCGGTTTCCCATCGTTTTTTAAGCTCAATTTCTATATCAGAGAGTTTGGCAAGTTTTGCCTCCTCACTCAGTTTATCGTTCAGGTAGTACGCCAGCACATTTTCAAAATGCGTGTCTTTGGACGTTAATGTTAAATCTGTATCTGCCAATTTATCGGGGTTTAAGCAGTGAATATCCTGTAACCGCCGCCACTAAAAAAGGACACCGCCCTGTTGTCCTTTTTTTGGATTCGCCCCTTTAGCATCTTAGCTGTATGGCAGAACAAACCATTTACCTGAACGAGGTCCTGAAAATTATGCGGACGCCTAATGAAGAAGGTCGCGCCGTGAGATTTGACATCTCATATCGCACGCTGAACAGGAACAGTAAGACAGGTGGGAAGTTGAAGGTGAGGAAGAATGCGAAGCTCATGATGAAGGAAGAAGGATTGGATCCAAATAGTACATACGCGCTCCGCCACTTTATGCCGAAAGAAAAAGTGGAAACATTTAAAAAGAGCCCGCAGCACTATCAGAACAAGACCAGGAATATTCGTCTTGAAAACGGAAATATCCGGAAACTACATATCAACCACATTATCACTTTCAACGATAAAAAAGTCATCTATTAATGAACTCAATATTTTATAACGAAAATTTTGCAGTAGGTATGGGCCGTGTTGCGGCATTCAATTTTGCCGAAACAAAGGAAAAACACAGCGTCATCAATCCGGAAGAAAGCGGATCTGGAAAAATCGCGCTTTGGGGAGATGATAACCGCTATCCTCAAAACTTCATGAAGACTGTGAAGTTAAATGGCGCTGCTGGCTCCAGTTACAGATTCCTAAGGGCAGCTCATTATGGCCAGGGCTTTCAATTGTATCGCGAAGATACTTCCGATGATAACAAAAGAGACCGTACCCTGGTACCATTAAAATCAGATGTCGATATAAACGCATTCAACAAAGCATGTAATATCAACAGGTTCTGGATCGAATTGATATCCGATCTCGAAACCTGGAACCTTGGTTTCCCTGAATACATCCTTTCCAACGACTTTTCCCGTGTGGTTTCGGTTCGCCGCTTGCAAACCTCCAAAATGAGGTACGAGCGAATAAATCCAAGCACCGGCCTCATTGAAAACGCTTACTTCTGCCACAACTGGCAATCGGGAACAGATGTAGAGGACAGGAAATATGTCTCCAAAATCCCTCTTGTAGACAGCTATTTTTCTGCAGAGCAAGTCAAAGAATATTGCAAGGCAAAGAAGATCCACAAATTCACGATGCCGGTTTTTTATCCACTTATTGATGAGACCTACTATCCAGAGCCTGAAGGCCATTCTGTATTCAGAAATGGATGGATGGATGTGGTAAACAATATCCCGGAATATAAAAAAGCCTTCTCAAAAAATCAGCTCAACATCAAATACCTGGTGAAGATCAGTGAGGAGTATTTCACTCGGACCTATGGGGATGACTGGAAGAAATTCACGGTAGATAAAAAAATCGAACTCCGCAAGCAGCTCACAAATGACATAGATGAACATCTGGCAGGAAATAAAAACGCAGGGAAATCCATCCAGGTTACTGTATTTAAAGACAAGACGAATAATTGGGTCGATGGTATTAGCGTAGAAGAAATAGGAAATAAAAATACCGGTGACGGTGCCGGGATCCTGGACGCCACTGCAGGAAATGCAGAGATCATGGGAGCCATTGGTACAGACCCAAACTTGATGGGTGTCGGTATCCCCAGCGGGAAACTGAACGGCGGTTCCGGGTCCGATAAACGTGAAGCCTTCTCTATCCTTAACAGCCTTTTCAAGAGTAAAAGAGAGCTCACCCTGGACGTTTGGAGAATGTTGCGGGATTTCAACGAATGGGATGCAGATCTCGAAGGTGACTTTGCCGTCACCGAATTGACAACCCTGGATGCCAACCCAACCGGATCCGAAAATAGATTCTAGAGACGCGCTATTAGTGCGTCTCGACTAAAGAAAAAAACCATGATAGTTAAAGACATCACAAGCCTTAAAAGCAATGTAATTCTTAGTTTCGACTTTAAATATGAAGCTTTTCTTCCATTTTTAAAAAAGCAGGAGCGAAAACACATTAAAAGTTTATTGGGACCGGTCTTATACAATGCCTGGGCAGAAGCAGCTCCGGAAGAGCCAATAGCAAAAGAAGCCTATGAGCTATTTCAGGAGGCCAGCTCCAACTTAGCGGCGCTCGAATACACCAAGGTAGGGATCGTGGTCCCTGGCAAATCAGGCTTTTTGATCGCCACCGGTGCCGATAATAAACCTGCCGAATGGTGGCAGATCAGGGATCTTAGAAGATCCTTATTGACCACCGGAATGGAAGCCCTGGATGAAGCGCTTCAGTTAATGGAAGAGAACCAGGCTAAATTCCCCACCTGGGTCACCTCCGGTGGCTTCACCCAGTTCCACGAATTGTTCACCAGGCAGACAAAAGAATTTCAAACACATTTTAACATAAATAATAGCCGTCTCACATTCCAGAGACTACGACCCGGCCTGCTTAAGGTAGAAAATAAATTCTTTGAGAGTTTGCTAGGAGATGAGACGGTTTTTCAAATAAAGGCAGGGACAACTCCCGAAGCAAAAAAAGCCTTGAAAATCTGCCAGGCCGCACAGGTGTCGTTGTGCATTTCAGAAATGGCCCTGGAAGGAGCTTACAACCTGACAGCCGCTGGTTTTTCTGTTTCTATTGAAGATATCCCCGGCGAAAAACTGACTCAGCTCAACGAAAAGGATCTCTACAACCTTCACCGGGTGAAAGAAAATGACGGAGTGGAACATCTCAGGAGGCTTACAGATTACCTCCGGGAGAAACCTACAACCTTCATTGCATTCGCAAATAAAGAAACCACGGCCTTGCCAAGCATCGCTCACAACACCACATCAACCGTAAGTTTTTAAGCTGTCCTTTTTTTGGACAGGCATAAGGATCAATTTTGAAGTAATAATATAAAATATCAATGGCGAACGCTCTTAGACCCTCCATACAAATAACAGAAAAGGTAAACGTAAACCCGTCTATTGATAGGATATCGGAAGCCACTGCCGAAGATTTCAAGGAGATCGGACAGATCCTTGTTGACCACGCCAGCAAGATAGACGAAAATGCCAGGAGCACCGAAGAAGCTAAATATTACGGCATTTTTGAAAGCCTTGCCATTCTCCAAGCTGCCTTCCCGGTAGCACAGGAAAACGGATGGGGAGTTATAGACACCGGCACCGGCAACCCCAAAAATATCGCTACCCATACCGCCGGGGTTTGGAGCGTTGACGCCAACATTGCCCCCATACAATATTACACCACCAAAGCAAACCGCCCCGCTGTGGGAGCGGAAAACGTGTTCTATGTAGTTAAAGATGAAAAGATCCTGTACCTATATTATGATGGAGGATACAAAGCCTTCGGAAAAGATGGCGCCAACGGCCTCAATGCTTACCAGGTAGCGGTTGCCTTTGGATTTGTGGGAACCGAGCCGGAATGGATCGCAAATTTGGAGGGAAAAGATAATTACGAGCTCTGGCTTGATGCCGGAAATGTGGGAACCTATAATGATTTCTTTGAAGCCTCCAGAGGACCGGAGGGAGTGGAAGGTCCTGCAGGACCAATTTATGATGATACCCAGATAAGAACCGATTTCGCTGCTGCGGATGCCTTAAAAGTAGATAAGGTGGCTGGTAAAGGTTTATCAGACGAAAACTACAGCCTTTCAGAAAAGAACAAATTAGCCGCAATAGACGCAGCCCATTACGGACAGCCTTTACAATCGACTGTAGAATTATCTGCAATTTTAGAAGCGAATGCTTCAGATAAAGAAAGAAGGTATGTTGAAGATGATCTCAGCGATTATTTTTACGATGTAACCGCAGTAGCTGGAGATATTGCTCCAGACGATCAAACCGGG